ATCGGCAACATCAAAGTTATAATATGATGCTATCTTGCTAAACCAAATGCTATCAGGCTGAGATAGGGTTCCAGCAAATACCAACCTGTTTTCATGAAAGGTAATAGCGGCTGGAAAGCCTCGAAGAGCAGAATAGGACTGTTCATCCCAGCTAGTTGTTGGAGCGTGAGTGGTTATGTTAGGAGTGCCGCCACCAAGAGCAGAGTCATTAGAGGAACCACCAGCTGTAAATGTAAAAGAATCATCGCTTACAATACTAGTAACAGACCTTGTGCCATTTAAATTACTTATAGATATGCCACCAACAGTATCACAGTTTGAAAAGACTATTGAATCACCGATTGACATACCATGATTAACAAGAGTGACAGTTACTGTACTTGAGTTATTATCTGTTCGAAGAGAGTCTGGACTTAGCTTTACTGTTAAAGAATCAAGTATATCACCTGTTGCGGTTGTAGAGTTGGTAACACCAGTAATCTCTATCTCTTGCCCATTGTACCTAACAGTTGTGCCAATGTGCTTAGAAGGTGATGTAGTATCCCAGTATGCTGAACTTGTTACTAAAGTAACTCCAGAGCCACTTGTTGCTGATGGGTTTAGTGTAACTCCAGCACCTTGAAATGGATAATAAGGTTGATAAACTTTCTTGTTATCTGACTTTTGGTCAAACTGAAAAGACTCCACTTGAAATGTAGTAAGTCCTGTTCTGACAAGCTGTTGAGGAATAAATGTCTGGTGTGCAACAAACATAACATCGCCAGCTTGTGCGTATGTATATTCGTGCAAGAAGGTATCGCTAAACTTAAGAGCGTCCCCATTAACATCAACTGTTATTGTTTGGATTAAAGATACAGCGCCAGTAATTGCACTTATTTGAAAGATTCTAATCTTAGCATTTTCAAGAGAAACAATATATCTTTCATCATCAGAAAATACAAAAGGTAACAATCTGCATTGCTGAACCTTTGCATCATTTACTACTGTGTTAAATTCATAAACCTTTTTTAACCCAGACCTTTTAACCACACCACCTTCAGATCTAAGAAAGAAGTTCTTAACTCTTTGCGCTGATTGATTGTAAATAGGTGTATCAGTTCTTGAATATAAAGACGGACTTACTTCACCAAATGCAAAGTTTGTTAACGGTACTCGTACTTTCTGCATTATGTTCGCCTATTAGTAATAAACCGACTTGTTGAAAGTTTCCTTGTTGTTTGCTGTTGAGCATCTAAGTTTCTTGCCCTCATCATTGATGTGGCTGCTTGTTGTCCCATTAACTGTGCAAGAGACTGATCTCTAGCAAGGCTTACCGCAAATACAGAAGCAAGCTCATACTCAACAGCAATAGTAAAATATGAAGGCCATCCCTGCTCATTTGCTCTATATGTATAATCTAAAACCAACTCTGAATTAGCAGATTGATCGCAGAATAATTTATCACCATATGTCTGATATTCTATAGGTGTGTCATTAACAGTCACAACATGTGTCATTAACCATCCGCTTGGAAGTTGATAGGCAGCATCAAATCTACCTGTCGGAGCATCTGATAGCCTGTTTAGAACTGCTTGGTCAGTTGAAAAACGCCAGCGTGTATTTAGTAATGATGATCTAGCAACATCCTCATACATGTTTGAAGCAATCAATGCTTCGTTATTTCCGTCATCAAAAGATGTAATAGGTTCAGCGCCCACAAGAATAAGAGCGCGACTACATACATCTATAGCTGATTGTGCTGGGGTGCTTGAAACTGCCATTCTAAATCCTCAAAGAAAGGTGGGGCCGAAGCCCCAACCTATTAGTCAGTATCGGTTTCTGCTATTGCTGTACCATCGGAACAGTCAACAACAGTACCAGTGTTAGATAAAACAAGACACAAATTAGCAGTTGGTGTGTTTGTATCATTAACTATGATTACATCACGAACACCTAGCATATTTGCTGCGCTGTTAAAATAACCTGATGCTCTAACAGTAGCAATGGCATCGGCTGAACGATACATCCATAAGCTTCCGTTTGAGTCACCACCAACACGAGTTAGTCCACTTGCACTATAAGCCATTTTCTAACCCTCCTAGTTATTATCTAGCAGTTCGTATACGCCGTTGCTATCAATAACAACTGAACCCATTGACATCATTGATGTCGCTAGGTGCGATACTTTTTCTGCTACATAGTTTACTTCAGTCTGAACATCAGAGTTCACACCAATACCTACTGCCCTCATGTGATAGCAGAAGTTTTTGCCACCAGATACGGCAGACGTTGAAAAGATCTTGAAGCCCAAGAATTCTTTCATTGTCATTCCACCAGCAAACGGTAGGTTCTGTGGCCCAACAAAGTCGCTAGAAGCAAACTCATTAATGTTGAACAAGTCAGCAAAACCAGCTGGGG